CAACCTGGTTGGTTTTGTTGACCAGGCTAGTCGAGAAGTTGGTCTGCTTCCAGCCCCACACGGTGCCGAAGGGTGCTAATATTTGCCCCGTGGCCGGATCGGTTGGAACTCTAGGAAGCATTCTCGTAACCGCAAATGGCAGGTTCCAATTTACAGCAAACGATTCGGGCGTGTAGACAGGCGGGATTCCGTTGGGAACTTGAGGCAGGCCTAGGTTGCCGGAGAAAGTGGCTATTCTGGTCAGACTTACTCGAGCAATCGGGAACGTGTCTTGGCCGCGGTACAGCATTTGCCAGACTTTGTTGGCCAACGGATAACGCGCTGGGTCTGCAAGGTTAGTGTCTTTTGTGGATAGAACCTCACCGTTCTTTGCTGTTGATTCAATGATGAACTTGTAGAGGTTTGGATTACCCGTGCTGTTGGCCTCCCGGTCGACCGCCGGTAGAGCAAACACCGACACATCGAGGTAGTCGGTTCGGAACTCGTAGCGGATGTCTGCTATTTCTCCAGGAATCGGTGCCGACTGGTCTTGGATTGGTGTACCCGGGTCGAAGGAACTTCCTCCGATTGTGACGGTGGCTTCGGAATACGGGCCGTCCTCGCGGATGCTGTACTTGGCGCCCAGGGCCACCCATTGGGCCGATGCGATGCGGAGGGTGTCCTTGTCGCCGCGGAAAACTAACTGCACCACCCGGCCGTTGCCGTTGTTGTCGTAGGCGCGGCTGACCTCGATATACTCGAAGTTGTTTGGGTTTGGTGAGCCTTGGAGTGTTGCCATGTTATTCGACAGCCTGAGCTGTTCTGCCGGTGTTTACTCGGATTGCACGGGTCTCGTTGGTCTGGATCTTGATTTGACCCACCAGGGTGTTAACCCATCCAGGAGGCGCTTCCGTTGAGAACATCGAGGTCTCGCGTTTAACTCTGCTGTCTATCGTGCCGATGGTACCGCGCGGCATTGTCGATGCATCTAAACCTCCACCAACACCTTCAGATGGCCTCAGCGCTCCTCCAAAGCCGGTTCTATAAAGTTCATTGTTTTTTCTATACTTTGTAAAAAGCTCGTTGGAAGCCTCTTGTGTATTTATAATTTCTTTAAAATCACTTTCAAGTTGATCTCCAAGGTATGTGACTAAAGGTGTTGCAGCAACAGTACCACGTCTTTGTATCTCATCCATGCGGTCTGCTAATTTTCCAACCTGATCAATTTGTTCTTTAGAAATTACGTCAATTGGACCCATCTCTTTTATCTTAGACATTGCTCCGGCTGCCTTGAATGCCTTCTCGCCTAGGATGGCTATCATGGCAGCCTGAGTCTGTGCGCTGCTGCCTGCATCCTTGTGCGCCTGACCCATTCTCGATATCAGGTCAATGTTAGAGATGCTCGCATCGTTAAGTTCAGCGACTGAAAATCCTAGTGTCTTGAAGTATTCCCGGGCTTTGCCTCCCTCCTCAATAGCCTTGAGGCGCTCCTGGCTGACCGCTGTGATAGACTTAGCCATAGCCTCGAAGGAAACACCCGTTTGGCCTGCCAGCACCTGGAGGCGCTGGACGTCGTCGGTGCTGATGTTGAGTTGCTCGGACAGGTCGCCGATGGCGTCGACTGTCTGAATCACCTTGGAGACAAAGGCGCCGATGGCAGCAACAGATAGCGCCGCACCGAGCTGAGATCCTACCGATTGCCGGAACTTGTCGGTCGTGCTCGAAGCCTTTTTCAAGCCGCTTTCGTAGGCCGAACCGTCCAGGCCGAGCTTTGCGATGAGTGAGAAAATGGCCATTTGTTAGTTCCTTACTGTCTCCCGTTCTTGACCCAGGCGCCAGAGGGCATCGTTCTTATCGTTCCACAGCTCGACCTGACCGTGCATTTCTGCATTGGTCAGGAAGAATCTTTCGGCATCGCTCACCGGCATATTTAGAACCGTCTGCTCGGTGAATCCAATGTCGACCAGGCCAACCAGCAGCCTTTCGGGCCAGGGCATGGCCGCCTCCCTGGATCCTGCACCGGGCTGCCTCAGAACCTCGGGACAGTCGGATTTGTCGCCGATCCACTCCTGGAGGGTGTGGCACTCCTTCACTATGTCGGACTTGCTGACCTTCTTGCGCATCAGCCGGAGCGGCACCCACCGGAAGACTGAGGCCATGGTCTTGACCGACTCCTCGGCAGATTGGCTGCACACGACGACAGCCTCGACCAGGTCGTTAGCGGTGGCCCGGCCTCCGGTGACGAAGGGGGATCCCAGCCGATGCAGCAGGATTGCGTGGCCGACAGTAAAGGGCACCATGCGGAGCCCGATCACCATCGGACAGGCCTTGGCTGTTGCGCTTAGGATGTCGGCCAGGCTGCTCACACGTTCAGGGCGACAGCGGCAGCGGTGGTGAGGTTCTTAAATCTCTTCACGGTGATCGAGACCATAGCCTTGCCGCTCTGGGTCATTTTGACCGAACCACCTCCGGCATAGATGAACCGGCCGCTGTTTATGACGTCGGCTACACCCATCATCTTAATCACTGGAGCGCCGGTGATTGAAACCGTTCCATTGACCGGAGCCAGTGAACAGAAGGCCAGGGCGGCGGCTGCATTAGCGCCCGAGGGAATCAGATTCAGGTTAAGCGTAACCCGCTCATTGTAGCCGATGTGACCCACCACTTCTCCACCGCTGTTGCGGACCTCCTCGGTGTCGGCTTCGTGAGTCAGGTCGTAACTCTCAATCGACGCCAGGGCCGTGAATATAGGTGTCGAGTTATCGGTGTCTAACATGGTCACCGAAGCCGGTGAACCAAATTGGTATGCGAGTCCTTGTGAATTAGCCATGCGTGTGGGTGGTTAGGTGGTTGCGGAACAGTAGAGTGTGAAAGTCCTGGTGAACGTTCTGGACCGATTAGAGATTGAGGATGCACCAAAGTCCAGAGGGGCGGCGAATTGCGCCGTAAATGGGCCGCTGGCGTCGTTTACTGCGGCATCGAGGGCAGAGGCCCCGGCGTCGTCAAAGAGCGGCAGGATCAGGTTGTCGAGCACCTGCACGGTGGTCAGCACAGCAGCCTCGTCGGTGTCGTCGGCCGAGAGTTGAAGCTCGACAGCGATCTCGACCTCGCAGGTCAGATCGGTGCGCTGCATTGGCCTGGCCGAGTTGGTCGAGACTACCAGGCGTGGGAAGTTGGGCATGACGTCCTGGTCGTCGGGGTCGTCGTAGAGGCCGCGGCTGTAGGACGTCAGGCAGGTTGGTGTGCCGGCGCCGGAGGCCGACCAGTCGGCGGCCGAAAGGTAGTCGGCGACTGCGAGTTCAGCTCTTAGGGCAGCGGCGTTCATTTGATTGTGATCCCGTTGTCTTCGAGAACCTTGCCGTTGGCTAGGAGGGCCTCGGTCATGTGGTTGACCATCTCCGTCGTCTCGTCGTCGAAGGCCTTCTGCATGGCCGTGTTGTAGATGCCGGCCACCCGGTTGTATTGGCTGTCAGCAATACCCGCGGTCATTACCACCGAGGCTGTCGGGTTGAAGCCTGGGACAGCCTGAAATCCTCGGGCCTTGGTGCCCTTGTGCGTGGCGACGTTCTCTTCGTTGAGGCCGTACTGGTTAGCAAGTGATACCAGCGCGGCATTGGTCCTCTTCGGCGCCTTGTAGCCGGGAGGCTTCGACAGCGGTTTCCACTTGGCGCTCTGAAACTGGCTGAAGCCCTTGTTGTAGACGCGGATCATCTTCACAACACCGGATCGAAGGTAGCCGACCGACCCGATTGCCTTCCGCATCAGGGCCGAGGCTGCTGCCTTCATCTCTTCGCCATAGAGGCCGCGGCGACCGCCCTTGGCTTCTTTCGACTGAGCTATGAGGTGCACCCGGCGAAGGATTCGGGATTTACCGATCCGCTTGCCGGTCTTCTTAGACTTGCGGTTGATGTCACCGACCGGAGTCCCCAGGTAGTCGGCGATCCTGCGACGCTCCTGGCCCGGGCTCTTGGGCGGCACCAGGACGAACAGCCGGACCATCAGGTAGAAGAACCGGCTGTTGATGGCCTTGTGAAGATCTCGGGACGTGCTCAACAGATACTGCTTCATGGCAGCATCGAACTTACTCGAGTCGACCGTCATGTTAACAACGGGCCTCACTTGGTCTTGGCCCCCAGCTCGAGGTTGTAGTAGGCGCCGGAGGCGTCTACACGGCAGGACAGGATGCGGAGGGTGCGTCCCTGGTAGACCAGAGTCCTGCCGACCACCGGCCGAGGCTTGCAGAAGGTCAGGGCGATGCGGTCGCTGTTCTCCTGGAGGATGAACAGGCCGTCCTCCTTAAGCAGCCGGGAAAAGGTCGTGCCCTGGTCGAGCGTGTAGAGTGTCGAATCCATCGAGACCAGCGTGCTGTCACAGGTCTTCCAGTCGCTGAACATGACCAGGATCCTCGAGGTCACGTTGTCCTGGAACCCACCGGAGATGGGCACGTTGGCATCGTTGACCGCTGCAGGGATGCACCGGATCGACGTCCCCTGCCAGATGAACATCGGCGCCCCAAGCATTTGCTGGAGCACCGCCATGCCCTGCTGGAGACTGGATCCGATGGTGGTCATCAGGCGGTAAAGTAAGTGCCGGAGACTATGAGCCGGCTGGTGGCCTGGAGATAGGGGGCTAGGCTATCGGCGGCTCCGTTCTCAAAGTGCGACAGCTCGAGGTAGCTGGTGCCGGCGATTAGCCTGGCGATGATGGCGGTCTTGGCCTGGTTGGTGCCGTTAGTCAGCCACACCGCGGCGGCGGCCTCGTAGGTCACGGCATCGGGCAGCGACAACCGGAGGTTACCAGTGGCGGATCCGGTCACCGAGTTGACGGTGACGTCCGCGGTGAAGGTGGTCACACATCCGATGGTGGTGTGTCGGGCGGTGTTGGTGGTGATGGCGAAGGTGCGGCCACCGCCGGAGTCGATGAGGGTCGGCACCCAGGTCGTCGGTGTGACCAACGGCAGGGCGGCATACAGCTCGGTAA